TCGCTGGGCACATTCACAATATGGATATACGTATGGGCAGTCTGACTCCGAACGTTAAGCTAATTTACGAACGAGTAGGCGGCACTGTATATGCCCGCGAACAAGGTAGCACTGAAAGGACCGTTGTGGGATACGACTATCATAGGGATCCGTTAGATCACAGAAATTATATGAGTACGCCTAGCGAATCTCAGTTATGGCATGATATTAGACAAGCAGCCTTGGACAATAAAGAATTGGAAAACGCCTTAGAACGTGTTAAAATATTGTACTATCTAAGCAAAGACAAAGAATATAAAGTTCCTCATCATCCGGTATAAACATGGCAGCAAAACTAGACATTGGCAGAGAATTAACAGCGGTAAATCGTAGAGACCACGATTTTTATAAGAACTTAACTGACGAAGAGAAGAAAGTTTTTAGTCCGTATATTTTAATGAGATATGTAAGCAATCCTCAAGTTGATCCCGAAACATATCAGTTCATTCTCGAACGAGTTAATGATCTTGTCAATATCAATCACTGGACTTTAAGTAAAGGTCATAAGCAACTTCTTTGGCAATTATTTGCCAGTTGCGGAGTTGGTGTGCCTGTCAAATACACATACCTGAAGTCAGGTGCCAAAGGCAAAGCAAACAAGATTGAGAAGCTTCTTGAAGAATTATATCCTGCAATGAAGTTAAGTGATATCAAAGTGTTAGCATCATTGATGGACGATAAAGACAAACAAGAATTGTTTGATAAAATGGGATTTGATAAGAAACAACGGAAAGAATACGAGTAATGGAGTTAGTTGACCAACCTTTTACATGTGTGCATTGTAACAAGAGTTTTATGCAAGAGAAAACTCTTGTTGCTCATATGTGTGAACGAAAAAGGCGAGTGCTACAAAAGGATGAAAAAAGAGTCCAGATGGGATTCTTTGCCTACAACAGATTTTATCAACTTACTCAGGCTGCAAAAAAACAAAAACCCTATAGTGACTTTTGTAAGAGTGCATACTATAATGCCTTTGTAAAATTTGGTAGCTTTATTAACAATGTAAATCCTTTGTATCCAGAACGATTTATCGACTACGTAGTTAAGAGCGGAATTAAATTAGATCATTGGTGTAGAGATGATCTGTATGACAAATATCTAAGTGAGCTGATCAAAATAGAGCCTGTAGAAAGTGCTATTGAAAGAAGCTTGCAATATATGATGGAATGGGGCGAAGAACAAAATGCAAATTTTGCACATTACTTCAAATACGTAAATGTAAATCGTGCAGTACATCATATTAGAGATGGAAAAGTCAGTCCCTGGTTAGTTCTAAATTCTGGGAGCGGAGTTGAACTAATGAGAATGTTTAATGACGAGCAATTGGATATGATTAATCAAACATTAGATTTATCTTTTTGGTCAAAGAAATTTAGAGACTGCCCGGCGGATGTGGCGTTTGTAAAAGAAATTTGTAGGGAGACTGGAATTGCCTGATATTGATATAGATTTCTTAAATCGTTCAAATGTGTTGGATATAATTCAGCATGTGCCTGCTTGTCTTGAAGACGGAAAGAAACATAACACAGGTGCGTATTGTCATGCAATTCCTGTTAACTCATTAACCGGCAATGCCAATATCAATTATAAAGAAGCAGAATCTCGAGGCTACTTTAAAATTGATTTTTTAAATGTTAGTGCATATGAAGGTGTCCGTAATGAAGAACATCTTAAAGAATTATTAGCAGCTGAGCCGCTTTGGGACTTATTAGAAGATCCGGCGGTATGTGACCAGCTGTTTCATATCAATGGGTATCATCAATTGATTGCAAAATTAAAGCCTAAGAGCATTGAAGAATTATCCATGTTCCTTGCACTTCTCCGCCCGGGTAAAAAACATCTCATCCCAGTATGCGAGAAAGAAGGTTTCCAAGGTATCCAACAGGAGATATGGACTAAAACGGATGATGCTTATTTCTTTAAGAAGGCTCATGCTGTTGCTTATGCTCACGTTATTGTTGTTCAACTTAACTTGATTTGCGAACGGGTTAGCTACCCTTTTTCTTAACACTTCTAACCAGTTGAATGCTCTTGCGTTTGACACGCTTTTCAGCAATCTCACCTAGATTAACAATTGGCCCAAAAATAATTTCAACATCTTTGCTGTTGAATGTTTTTATAAAAGGCCTGAAAGCCACCATTTCTTGTTTTAGAAAAATGTTGATAGGGATTTTCCTATTACTTTCCCACCACCAAACTTCTCCCATTTCTAAGAACAAGTGTTTATGTTCTTCGTTGCGTATATCAGCATAGTTGTATATGCTAGTAACGTTATCATCGTGATTTACAATGATACCTATATACTCATTATCTGAGGTTTTGATGCAGGTTATGAATGGAAACTTTTGTTGAAACTCGTCCTTGTTGGTCATTAATAAATATATGTATGCAGAAATTACCAATCTATTTATACTCCAATTTGTTCAGTGTACAATTAGATCTGGACGACGATATAACAAGGACACATGAAACTATGTACCAACGAGAGTTAAAATTACAAAGAGGACTTAAAAACAAGGTACAGCTACAGTTTAAAAACTCTGATCAAAAATTAGTTAGAATTTTAGCTGCATCTAGTACTGTTGGGGCTGCAACATCTGCTTCTAATTTACTCACAGTAGCCGATGCTACCAATGTCCAAGTAGGTATGCTAGTGAACAGTGATAGTGTAACTAACGGCACTTATATTTCTGCAATTAATTCAAATACCCTAACACTTGATAACTTAGATCCACAATACGATGCTGATCTAGGACAATTCCTATCACCCATTACTGAAACTATAACATCGGGCACCGCGGTTACTTTCAATCATAATTTTGTATTTTCTATGTTTGATGCAGAACAAAATAGAATGGTTGTGCAGAAAACACTTGAAGTTATTGACAACGGTGTTACTACTGCAACTCGCGGACTAGCGGTATTATCGTTGACTGAAAACGACACTCGAGAACTACATAACGGTTACTATAATTTTTCAGTTACATTGACTGACAATGATGGTTCATCTATCCCTGCATATTCAAACACATATTATAATATTGCCGGAGTTGCAAGATTAACTAGCGAACTTGTACCAGTATTGAAAGACAGTTTAGAAACTGCTGCCTTTAAATATTTTGCAAATAGGGACGTCGAACCTAATAGATATGAATTCTATTCTGGAAACTTACGTGCAAATCCTGAAATGAGTCAGGCCACTACAATCGCTATGTATTTTACCAATTACACTGGCACCGTAGATGTGCAAGCAACCTTGGACAATGCACCTTCTAACTTTGCTAATTATGCAACATTAGAAACTAAAACCTATACAAATTTTACCGGTGTAGATTATGCAAATGCAGTAGGCATTTGGAGTGATGTTAGAGTAAAATGGTATCCTGATAATTCAAATTTACCAAATCTGTTAAACTTCTACAGTCCTGAAATGCCAGGCAATCCTACTCCTGGTTCGGCTTATTATCCAAACGGAAAAATTGACAAAGTACTTGTAAGAAGCTAAACTGTATGTATGAATCTCATACAGGCTTCCGTACAAACTTTTCTGCCTCCTAAAAGGAAGACAACTCCTAGTGGCTGGATAGGTTTCAACGCAGTCTGTTGCCATCACAATGGAGATCATCAAGACACAAGAAAACGTGGTGGTGTGCTGTTCAGTAACGATGGATTCCAATATCATTGTTTCAACTGCGGATTCAAAGCAGGCTGGACACCCGGAAGGTTATTAAGCAAGAATACTAAAAATTTGTTTAACTGGATGGGAATGCCTAGTGAGGAAATTAATAAACTAAACCTCGAGGCGTTACGTAGTAAAGAAGATCAACCGGTAGCTGCTCCTACTATTAATTTTCATCAAGAGCCCAGACCTCTCCCGGAAGACTGTAAGTCAATATTAGAATGGTTAATGGCTGAGCCAAACGATGAAGTATTAGCAGTGGTTGATTACCTTGCTGGTAGAAGCATGGATTTAGAATGGTACAACTGGATGTGGAGTCCGGAGAACGGATATCGTGATCGAGTTATTATTCCCTTCTATCAGGACGGTGTGGTAGTGGGGTTTACTGGGCGGAAAATAAAACCCGGTAAACCCAAATACCTTACAGACAGTCAAAGTGGCTATGTGTTCAACATCGATCGGCAGACCGAAGATAGAGAATATGTAATTGTAGTTGAAGGGCAATTTGATGCGATAGCTGTTGACGGTGTAGCAATTATGACTAACGAACCAAATGCTACGCAAATTGCTAGAATTAATAAGTTAGGTAAGCGAGTTATCGCGGTGCCTGATCGAGACAAGCCTGGAGCAAAATTAATACAAGCCGCATTAGAAAATAGCTGGACAGTGAGTATGCCAGAGTGGCAAGACAGCGTCAAAGACTGTGCCGATGCTGTGCATAGATATGGTAGATTGTATACCCTGTTCACAATTCTACAGTACGTAGAAGCAAATGAGATAAAAATACAATTACTAAAGAAAAAACTAGAGAACCTGCATGACGATGAACAAACCTAATTATAACGCAGAAATGCAAAAACTGTATCTGGAGATGTTTCTTTCAGATGCTGAAACTTTTATCCGCTGTCAGAATATCTTTGATGCTGAAAATTTTGACAAACGATATCAGGATTCTGCGGCGTTTGTTACCAAGTATGTAGACGACTACAAAGTCATGCCTGAGGTTAGTATTGTTAATGCTAGCTGTAGCACAGACTTTCAGGCTATTACATTACCTAAAGAAAACTATGACTGGTTGATGAATGAATTTGAAACATTTAGTCGACATAAAGGGCTAGAGCGGGCAATTCTTAAATCAGCCGACTTGTTGGAAAAGGGCGAGTACACTCCGGTCGAAAAGCTGATCAAAGACGCTATCCAGATCAGTTTGAACAAAGACATGGGCACTGACTACTGGTTTGATCCAAGAGCCCGCTTGTTATTGTTGAAGGACAATAATGGACAGATCAGCACTGGTTATCCAAGTATTGATCGCAAGCTGTACGGCGGTTTCAAGCGTGGTGAATTGAACATTTTCTGTGCTGGCTCTGGTGGCGGTAAGAGTTTATTCCTTGCCAACTTAGGTGTAAACTTTTCGCTCGCCGGGTTGAACGTGATCTATTTTACCTTTGAATTGAGTGAAGGTTTAGTGGGTATGCGTGTGGACAGTATGCTAACTGGTATTGCTTCCAAAGACATCTTTAAGAACTTAGATGACGTTGAAATGAAGGTTAAACTCACTGGTCGCCGTGCTGGCGGAATGCAGATAAAATACATGCCTTCCGGCAAAAACTGTAACGATTTAAGGTCATATTTAAAAGAATATCAGGTCAAAACAGGCAAAAAACCTGACATTATTTTAGTGGACTACTTGGACCTTATGATGCCACTAAGTGTTAAAGTTAGCCCAAGTGACTTGTTTGTTAAAGACAAATACGTATCAGAAGAGCTTCGTAACTTTGCAATGGAAACTCAGTGTGTAGTAGTAACTGCCGCACAGTTGAACCGCAGTGCTGTTGAAGAAATCGAATTTGATCACAGTCACATCTCAGGTGGTTTAAGTAAGATTCAAACAGCAGATAACGTTATTGGTATCTTTACCAGTAGGGCTATGCGTGAACGTGGACGTTATCAAATTCAATTTATGAAGACACGTAGTTCGAGCGGAGTAGGGCAAAAGGTTGACTTAGAATTTGACATCGATAGTCTTAGAATTAAGGACTTAGGTGAAGAAGAAGAGGGCAGTTTTAGCCAACAACGTAGTGCAGCAAGCAATGCATTAATTGACGGATTAAAGAAAACCAGTGTAGTTACAGCAACTAACGTTGATCCGGAAACTGGTGAAATCGATCCTACTAGAGGCAGCTCGTTGCCTAAGGCCAAAGTCTCACCGCAACAAAGAAGTGTTAGAGATATCCTGAGTAGTTTTAGTCCGGAAAAGGATTAAAGCCAATTGGAGATTTTGTTTTGTGCAACTAGTTCTATACTGCGATTCCATTGACCGTCATCGACTAGATTGAAAATTGACTCAATGGTTGCCGGGGCATCGAGCCATCTATTTTGTGGTTTCCACGGAGGATCTCCCCTAAATTCTCCGTCTAATTGATTAGGTGCCCAACCACAGCTACCTATACATGTTCTATAAAGTCCCGGGCCTTCGTCTTTACTAATTGCAGCAAGTATGGCCATTTCGTTAGTGATTCCAATATCTGGCGTAATTTTTATAGTATTAGAACTTTGCCAATCTAGAGTATGAATAATAAACACTCTGTGCGTATCGACTGGTCCTCCAACAAATACTTTATCTCGTTTTTTTGAATCAATCCCTACTGCCTGCATAATTGTACCCAGGGTTAAATTTGCGGCAGGTTTGTTAACCATTAAACCCCAAGACCCGCTAGGACTGTGTTTTGCAACTAATATAACTCCCTTGGTAAAATAGGGATCCTCGCTTCTAGGCTGCGATACTATAATACTTCCGGTTAAACTTTTTATTTCACTCATCGAGATATTTAATAAAATAAATAATAGTTATGAGTATTGCTGAATTTACTGACCCAATTGATCTTAATAAAGAACTCAATCCTGCATTGTGGCAGGGCAGTGATCTAAGAACAGATGTAAGAGTTGCGTTATTAAAAATAGCCAAAGCCTACTATAATTTTTTAGACATAGATGTTCCTATTATAGACATACTAGTAACAGGCAGTCAGGCAAACTATAACTATACTCGACATTCAGATTTAGATCTGCATCTTATTGTTCCGTATGACAGCGTCGATTGTGATCTTGCAGTTGCAGAATTGTTTGACGCAAAAAGAAGATTATGGAAACAAAATCACGATCTATACATTCGTAACGTTCCTGTAGAATTGTACGCAGAAGATTCTAAAGAGCCTGCTGTTTCGTCTACATACTCAGTTCTTAGAGGAGAGTGGATTAAGAAACCCGGTGCTCCTATTATGGACTATGATCGGAAAGAAGTTAGACGATTGTTTGATATGTGGGAAAATTTAATTCTTAAAGCAGTTAAAACTGGTGATCTAGAATTTATGGAAAAACTAAAAGACATGCTGAAGAATTTCAGAAAGGCGGGACTGGCAAAAGATGGCGAATTTGGTCCTGCAAATCTGGCATTCAAAAGCCTTCGCAACGACGGCTTAGTTGGACATCTTATGTCTGCAATTACTAAAGCAACCGATAAACAATTAAGTATTTGACATTAGATTGCAAATAGTTTATAATAAACTATGAGAACAATTTATTTAGATATGGACGGCGTTGTAGCCGATTGGACCGAAGGCGTTGCACAATTTATTGGCTATCGCCTCGATGACCCTACAGTCAAATATCCCGACGTTGACTGGCAAAAGATTCGATCACATATGCGGATGTTTCGTGATTTGCCAAAGATGCCACAAGCCGATCAAATGGTAGATCTGGCAAGGAAGTTCAGGGACGATTTTGGGTTTAACCTTATTTTTCTAACTGCTATTCCTCACTACAATGATGTACATTGGGCGTTTTGGGATAAGATGTTATGGGCACAAGAACGGTATCCAGATATCCCAGTACACTTTGGACCCTACTCAGAAGATAAGAAAAAGCACTGTGTCGCAGGTGATATTCTAGTAGACGACCGTCCTGATAACTGCCAAAGTTGGAGAGAAGCCAGCGGCGTTGCAGTACGTGTGACTAAAGACTATCAGGCTGCACTAGATGAACTAGAAGAGATATATCAAAGAGAGCAAACGCTGCTCTCCCTGATTTAAGACTCTAAGTTCTGAACACGAGTTGTTAATGAATCTACCTGATCTTTTAGATCTTTGATAGAATTAACCAGCATAGGAATTAATCTAGAATAATCTAAACTTAAGGTTCCGTCTGCATTAGTTCCAACTGCTTCTGGTAGGATTTGCTGTACTTGTTGTGCAATAAATCCTACTTCTCTTTGTGATCCTAATCTGTCTTCATCTACCCAATTGTAGTATACAGAACTTAGTGCAATAGTTGCAGTTAGTCCCATATCGAACGAAGTAATATTCTTCTTGAGATTCTCATCTGAAGCAGTATTCGTTAATTCACCAGCACTAGTAGAATATACTGCACGGTTACCTACACCTTGTAAACTTCCTACAAAAATATTGCTACCAATACCGACACCACCTAATACCACAAGTGTTGCAGTTGCGGTACTTAGTGCAGCTTGAGTAGAGTTTAAAAATAATTGGGTCGAAGTAGTGGACGGTCTGCTACCTGCAATGGCAATAGTCCATGTGTTAAATGTACTGATAGTTTCCTGTGGATTTAGGAAAGATTCATCTACTGCAACTGTAAAGTTAGTTCCTGTCCTATTAAGCTGACCTTCCACATAACTTAATACTCCACGTTCTGCTGCAATTGCACGAATTCTATTACCTGCTGTAAAGGCCGTTTCAGCTTCATTTACAACAAACAATAAATTACCAGATGCTGGTAAAGTATGACTGCTGTCAGAAGTTGCAAAGTACCCTAGTCCAGTTGCACCAACATCACCTGTCGGACTAATGAACCAACTGTTGGTAGATCCTGTACCTAAAACACGATCTACCAGCACGTTCATTGAAGTAGTTGCTTCGGTAATTGCAGTTACTAAACCTTCCATATAAACATACGGAACAGAATTTAGTCCACCAACACGTACACGCATACCTTCAATGTATCCGCCTTGACGTCCTCTACCGTTCACGTCAAAGAAAGTAAAACTCTTAGTACCTGTGCTTAAAGAAAGAGTAGAAGTAGTGTATAATAAGAATGCTGTAGCTTCTGGACCAGTCGCACCTTGTATACCAGTGTCGCCAGTCATACCTGTAGCACCAGTGGCTCCAATTGCACCTGTAGCACCTGTAGCACCTGTTCCTCCAACTGGTCCTGGATCACCAATACCTGTAGCACCTGTAGCACCTAGTCCACCTGTTGCACCGGCAGGGCCTAAAGCACCTGTAGCACCACTGCCGGTAGCACCGGTTGATCCTGCAACACTTCCAACGTTGATGATACTGTTATCATTTAATGTGAATGATAAATTTGTACCTGTAACGGTTGCTGTCACAACATAAAGTCCTGTAGCACCAGTTGGTCCGTTGTTACCGGTAGCACCAGTTGCACCAAAATTACCAGTAACACCAGTTGAACCAATATTTCCTGTTGGTCCTGTAGCACCAATTGCACCAGTGGCACCTTCTGGTCCTGTTGCACCTGTTGCTGCTACCGGACCTGTAGAACCTGTAGCACCAAATACGCCTTCTGCACCTGTTGCACCTGCAGGACCGGTTGCACCTGTAGCACCGGCAACACTGCCAGCAGTTAATACCGAACTGTCATTAAGTGTAAACGATAAAACTGTGCCAGTTACTGTTGCACTGACAACATATAATCCAGTAGAACCTGTTGGTCCTGTTGCACCTGTTGATCCGACACTACCTTGAGATCCTGTAGGTCCTGTAGCACCTTGACTACCAGTTGCACCTGTTGCACCTTGAGCTCCGGTTGCACCTGCACCTTGGGCTCCGGTTGCACCAATTTCTCCAGTGGCCCCAGTTGCACCGCTAGATCCAATACCAGTTGACCCTTGTGGTCCAGTAGCACCAGTTGACCCGTCGTTGCCAGTAGCACCCTGGATACCAGTAGCACCTGTTGCACCAGTTGCACCTGCACCGGTTGCACCTGCTGGTCCTGTAGCACCTGTTGATCCAAATTCACCAGTAGCACCTGTGCCGCCTTGAGCTGCTGAAACGCCCGACGGTCCTTGTAGGCCGGTAGCACCTGTTGGGCCGGTAGCACCTGTCGATCCGTCTGCTCCAATTGGACCAGATGCACCTGTTGATCCAAGACCAGTAGCACCTGTAGCACCGGATAATCCAGTGGCACCAGTAGCACCAGAAATAGTAGTCCAATCTAATGTTGCAGTTGTTCCCGATGCAGTTGTTACTACTAATGTCTGACCAAATGTGCCGTTAGTATTAGGCAATCTAAAATTATTAATCCAAACATAACTTCTAGTTGATGGCCCTCCAACCTCGCCGCCTCGGATAAAAACCTGACCAGCAGTTGTTGTTGACCCATCTCCGCCTGTAATTATTACATCACCGCCACCTCCAAAACCGCCAAAGCCGTTGCCGCCAGTGCCGCCAGCAATAGAAACATAACCGCCTTTTTCGCCCGGAAGTGCTTCTGGATCGACGGAACTTTCCCCGCCAGCACCGGCTAGTAGAACTATGTTACTTCCAAGGCCTGCAAAATTGGCACCGCCTCTTAGAGTAATTTCATTCAATGCTTCGATCTCAACATTGTAAGCACTGTAGATGTCCAAAGTTGAGACATTTGCATTGCTTATGCTGTCTGCACCAATAAATCCACCAACGTATAAGTTTCCTCCTATACCGGCACCACCTCTTACTTGTAGTGCCCCAGAATTAGTAGAAATGGAATCTGTAGTATTTGTTATAGTAAAAATGCTTGTAGGATCTGCACCGGAACCAGTTGCACCGACTGCACCTGTAGCACCTACAGGACCAGTTGCACCAGTAGAACCTTCACCAGTAGCACCAGTTGATCCGTTCGTTCCAGCAGGACCAGTAGCACCAGTTGATCCGTTCGTTCCAGCAGGACCAGTAGCACCGGTAGATCCGTCAACACCTATAGTACCGTTAGCACCTGCTGGACCGGTCGCACCGGTAGGGCCTGCGGCCCCAGTTGCACCTGTTGAGCCTGCACCTGTTGCACCTTGATCGCCTTGAGCACCCGTGGCACCGCTATCACCAGTAGGTCCCGTAGCACCGGTTGATCCTGCACCTGTTGCACCTTGATCGCCTTGAGCACCTGTGGCACCGCTGTCACCGGTTGGGCCTGTTGATCCTGTAGCACCACTACCTGTAGCACCTGTTAAACCGGTTGATCCTACAGCACCGGTAGCACCTTGATAACCTGTTGCACCTGTAGCACCTGTTCCGCCTACTGGACCAGTAGCACCGGTAGATCCAGTTGCACCTGTAGATCCTTCGTAACCAGTAGCACCAGTAGGACCGCCACTAGGACCAGTAGAACCTGTTGGTCCAGTAGAACCCGTAGCACCCGCACCTGCAGGGCCAGTTTGACCAGTAGCACCAGTTTGACCTAATGGGCCTTGCGGACCTGTAGCACCTGTTGATCCGCGTCCTGTAGCACCTGTTGTACCTTGATAACCTTGGAATCCAATTGGGCCAATTGGACCAGTAGCACCTGTCGATCCTGCACCTGTAGCTCCGGATGGTCCTGTAGGCCCTGTTGCACCGGTGCTGCCCAAATCTGCGGTAGCAGTCACATACCATGTGGTAACACCTGTACTGATACCTTGTAGTCTATCCACATTGATTGTGATAGTATTTGTTCCTGTATCTAATGCAGTGATCTGTCCTTCGACCCAATCGTTAACTGGAATTTCGCTACTGACATTCTTAGCACGAACACGCTGACCAACAACTAGACTAGTCAAGTTAGTTAATTTAAATTGTTTAACACCAGCACTGATACTATTAGATGAAGTACTAGCAGATCCAGAACCTGGTCCAGTAGCACCTGTGCTGCCATTAGATCCTGCGGTACCGGTAGCACCTGTTAGACCTGTAGCACCAAATCCGCTGATTACACTGATAGTTCCAGTTTCGTCTACATCTAATCCGTTGCCAATAATGACGCCGCCTACTGTGCTAGAAGTAGCCACGGGCAACACATAGTTGCTAGTAGAAACAGCACTGAGCGTACCATCTTCAGTAACACTCAACCCGTCACCTACTTTGATCACACCCGCAGTGGTTGTGGATGCAATGTCCACAAATGCCGCAATAGCTTCGATCTGTGCAGTATTAATACTGACCACACCATTAGCTGCTTCTAGACCGTAACCTACCTGCATAACACCTTTGGTACTGCTGCTGGCATTGGTTACGTTGACTAAATCTGTAAAATCACCTGAGATACCCACGGCACTGACTGTTTGCACCGCGGCATCAATCTGTCTACGATCCAGGTCTTGGAATTCATAATCTAAACCGTTTAAGCTGGTAACTTCAATGCCAAATGTGCCTTGATTTTCAAAGGTCATCAACCCACCAGCAAAGTTTACCAGTCGTGTAGCGTTGGTAATTGAACTGACATCATTGAACTGTACTCGAGTAGCTGTGCTATCCACATTGATGTAGATACGCATCTTGCTGAACTGTAGCGTAGGAAACTGTCGTAGATTTACACCCACCACAGTGCTGCTAGTAGCGGGACGCACTTCCATGTAGTGTACACTGCCCTCTGGGTAGTTAACTGTGACAGTGCCGCTGGATACTTGTCCCCAGCCTTTGACTCTGTAGGTAACATCATTTAACTGTACATTGGTTAATTCTGCACCTTCCATGTCATTTTGAAAGTCCACAGAGTTTTCAAAGCGTGTACCAGTCGAAATGCCCTTGCTGACCTGATTTTGTTGCAGTGCCGAAATTTCATTTCGAGCGGCTGTGAGGCCGTCTACTGTGCCCTGAAAGTTGTCCCTAAACCCTTGGCTGGGATTGTCTTGCCCTTTGACGGGGAATAATGGGTTAATGCGTGTTGGGTCAATGTTGCTCATAGATCAAGGTTATCCTGTTTAGATATGCTAATTTTTATATTTAGCAGGATATTAACAAGTAAATACTCTGTATGGTAAACACTGAAATTTTAGAAATCACAGCTAACGACCCTGTATTCCAATTGACCTGGAGTATCAACAATATCTGCACCAACCACTGCCGTTACTGCCCTTCAACACTGCATTCTGGAAAAAATCATCACTATGAATGGGCACACGCAGAACGTTTTGCCCTGGCCCTGATGGATCGACATGAACATATACAGTTGGCCATAGCAGGTGGTGAACCCACTGTGAGTCCCTGGCTTAAAGATCTCATTAATCTATTTCTCAGCAGGGGGCATCAGGTAGGAGTGACTTCAAACGGTGTTCGTGCTGCTCATTACTGGAGTGATTGCCGCCCGGACTATATCTGTCTCAGCTATCATGCCGAATACGCAGACGATGAGTGGGTTGTTCGTGCTGTGGCTACTAATCAGCTGATACCGCACACCACTGCCAGAATAATGATGGATCCCGATCGATGGGATCAATGTGTCAGAGTGTTTAAAATGTTGCAGGCAACTCCCATGGGTGTAGAAGCTGTACGCATATTGGATTGGGGCGGTGGCAGTCAAACAGTACTGTACACTGAGGAACAGCTAGCATGGTTGGACCAGTGCCGGAACAAAAAGCCCCGTCCTTTTGCCACTGACAAGTTGGAATATTCTGCCACTGTACACTATCTAGCGGGCCACACTGAATATGCATCGGGTCCCTGGGCAAATCAGCTGATCAGCCAGAATAAACACTATTTCACCGGCTGGCAATGTGACATTGGCCTAAACAGCCTATTTGTGCAGTACGACGGCAGCTATCGTAGGGGCAACTGCTCGCAGGGCGGATATATAGGATGGCTGAAAGATCCCCTGCTGAAATGGCCCACAGAATCCGTGATCTGTGAACTGAACCACTGCCACTGCACCACGGACATATTAACTCCCAAACGCTTGATCCCCATCCGGCAGATCTGAACATTCCTGTTTCTTGCGGCGAAGCCGCGAAGCGGTAACGCAGAAATTTTTCTAACATAAACTACCCAGATAATAATTTAAACCACATTAAAATAAATACTGGATGCTGCCCTACTATAAACAACTAGACTACGAACATTCAGCTATCCAACAGCAGGCAGCAATGCTGGCATTGAGTTTGGATCTGATTCATAACCCCATAACAATCCCATGGCGTGAAATCAGTTTGGACATGCTGTACAATGAAATTCCCACTATACGTCCACTGTTGAGTCTGTATAATTTCACTGTGAAAACTGCTAGTCTTACTGTGTTAAAAGAGTTGGACAGTACTGCTATATACTCTGAAATATTGGGCCCGGGTGCTAGATTGGAAATTCCAGTTATAGGCTGTGAGTATGGATACACTGCTTACTATCCCACAGCTGAAATGCTCAAGTATGATCCCACTGTGACAGCCAACTACTGGAGATATAACAGTGAAAGTGCTGTAGAAATGGCACGAGTCACTATGAGAAAGCCCACAGTGATCAACACCAAAATTCCACGTGCTACAGTGGTCACAAGACGGCATGTAAGACGTATCAGTCTAATGCTGGATGTGGGTCCAATAGCATACTCTATGTTGACTAACCCTGAAGCACAATGATCTCATTGGTGAGAGTCACTGCACAAACACTGAATCCAAATAGACTAGACGCTGTTATCAGTGGTCCAAAAGGTACACTACTGTTGAAAGATCTACTGTGGATAGTGGATGAACAGGCAGTATTGGACTGTTACTATTGGTCAGCATGGGCCAGTACACAGGGCATGTATCACTGCTGTTGGTCATGGCCCGGTAAAGTTACGCTGTTGCCACCACAGTAGCCAAGGTAGAACATGTGCTAGACTCATGATAAACCACATGGCAGTCATACTATAGTCAGTGCCGCAGATGGGACTGTGATTAAACAGGCTCCAAATGAAACCTATAAAGAACAAGGGTGCGGGCACAAGACTCAACGCAGTGTATAATAGACGCATAGTGTATTTACAGTACCAACACTAGTCAATGTGCTCACAATGCTGACCCCAACGTAGTAAGAACTCTGTGAGTAGTGGACCTTCGGGAACCCAAAAGCGAGTACGGTTTAGGTGCGGTTCCCACTGTAGGTTATGCTGACCAACCCATTCTAAACAGTAGCGGAAATTGGGATCTAGAGTGTATATAGCGTATTGTCTTGTGCTCATAGTGTGTACTTATACAGGCCGAAGTATACAGCGGACAAAAAATTGCGTAAAAAAATTTTCAAGAGTGCAAAACAGTAGTGGCCGAGAGTTTTACAACCCCGGTCTATATAGCCCGCAAAAAATTACTACGCAGTTAAAAGTATAGAGTGAGAACCGTGGTCCTGGTGATCTAGTCTAACAGGGGTGGGGATTTTGGAAAAAGTTTGACAAGCAAGCAAAGCTAGCGGGCAAGCGGCAGCAGGGGAGCGACCCCCCACCCCACCTCAGTGCCCCACCCCACCTCAGTGCCCCACCACCACCTGGTCCTCATCAGCCTCGAACTGATTAGTCTTGAGTTCTGATGTGCCGTAGCAGTCAAATCCTTCTGCTTCCAGCTGTTCGATAGCATCGTTGAACAGTGACTCTACTAGCCTAACCTTCTGTGCGATCAGTTCGTCCTTGCGTCTACGTGTGCCCGAGCCTACCTTGTAGACCATTGCGTAGTGCTCTGCACAGTAGCTCTTGCCGGGCAGTGTTGCGTGTCCACAGGCAGTGTTGGTGTGACCCAGGTAGGTACATGCTGTGATCTGTGTGCTCTGCTGCTTCATGGTGTGTCCTTGTTGTTGTTGTCTGCTCGCATCCGAGCTACTTCTTCAGTGATCTGATCCCACAGTTCCTGTCTGGTCAAGTGCTCCGATGCCCAGAACAATCCCACCACTGACCAGAACTGCCATGTGTCCAGTGTGGCACCCACAGCACTGAGCACTAGGCCCAATGCGGTGTACAGTGCTAGCCTAGTCAACATGTTAGACTCGCTTCATACAGGTTGTCTTGGCCATTGCAGTCCAGCTCTTTGGAAAGCTCTTACGCAGGTCTGCCAACTTCAGTACCATACGCAGGCTCAGCTCACGAAGCTTGCTCTGGTTCTGCTCTACGAAGGTAACAATCTCGTCTTTCACACACTGCTCGAAATCGTAGCGGTCCAACATGCCCTTTTCATTTACAACCTGCTTGATACGGAGTATCTTCTCACGATCAGTGTCCATCTGCAGATCGATGTAGTGGCAACGGCTTTCCAATGCATCCAAGTGATCACGCAGTCGCTTAGACTTTACGTGCTCGAACTTAATATTAGTGATGAAGATGGCTGCACCTTTGAACTCAAAGCGATCTGGAATGCCTTCTGAGCGTAGCAAGCGGCTGTCAGTGTTCCAAGCAATGAAACGGCGTTCTGAACTGTCCAAGGCACCCTTAAGGATGTTCAGGCTCAGGTCTTCCATAAGGATTGAGTCGCAGTCGTCAAACACTACAACGTTACCTGCATCCGAGAACTCGTAGAGTTTAGCGTAGAGACCCAGTGCTGACATAGCACCTTTGACGATCTCAAACTTGGGCTTCTTCTCTGCTAAGGTATTGAAGAGGTCTGCTTTTTGCAGTACTGCCTCAACACCGTAGCTCTTGCCCACGCCCGGAGGACCCGATACGATCATAGCACGGACATCACCTGACTTCACAGCCTTGGTCATCTCGTCCAGAATCTCAAAACGCTCGCCCAATCTGGCCAGGATCTCTTGATCTGTTTCACGTGCCACGCGGTTCTCGTTGGCTTTGATAGCCTGTGTGTCAAACTCCAGAACGGTGGTGCCCTTGCTGGGTTTCTGTGCTGCCTTCTTTGCTGTTGCCATTTTGCTTCCTTAGTGTGTTGCGAAGTTAGTATTATAACACCAATAGGGCCTAGTGTCAAGCCCTATCAGTCTTACTTATCAGTCCATACGCGAGCCAGCGTAGACCTTCTCCAAGCCCAATTTCTCTTTGAGCACCTCTGCGTATGCATAGGCACCTGCTTCCAGAACGTCGATGCTCTGTGCAGCCGCCTTGCCCGGATTCCACAATTGCAGTGAACCGGTGTAGTCTTTGCGGAAGCCTGCGGCCAACAGGGCCTTGCCCAGTTTGGAGTTGCTACGGACGCCCCACACGTTAACCCAAGCAAAGCCACAAGCACCACGGTCGCCACCCATTTGGGCCAGCGTCTGCTTGCAGGCTGTACGAGCTTGGATTGCGGCTTCGTTACATGCGTCTTGGACTGCGTCTGCGTTGAAAGTCTCTTTAGCGGCTACTGCGAACATAGTGTTTCCTTTGCGTTGTTTAAGTATGTATTATATGGTAAAACCACAAACCTGTCAACCTCTTTTGGTGTTGTATTTTCGCAACACACTGTCAGCTTCTTCCATCTCCTGATTGACTCCGTCGTAGCATTGTTCGATGGCCGCCATCTTCATCAGCTCTACGATGGAGCAAGCTTCGTCACGCAGGGCCTGTGTAGGCAGTGCCTTGATGAACTTCTGAACACCTGCAAAGTCTCGGCAGGCCCAGATGATGTCTGCTAGGACTCGCTGTTGGGCATTGAGCCCTTGGATTGTGAACTCAACTGACATTAGAACTCTCCCATGATGATCATTGCCAAACCCATAACGATGACGGGCATCATAACAATAGCTAGGTTGATGTAGGCCTGCATATTAAACTCCTGCGATAAAAGAAAGGGCCAGCATGGTGTAGATTGCAATCAGTTGAGCGATACCAAAATGGAACATGGCCCAAATCACTGTACACCAACCTATCAATTTTAACATAGTCAACTCCTTGTTGCGATGTATGTATTATAACGCCTTTTGGAAACCCTGTCAACTGGCGGGTTAATAGCCGTAGCCGTTGTCCTCGTCGTAGAACTCCGACTCTTCGTACTCTTCATCGGTCATCATGTACTCGTCACTGTCTTCAAACAGCATGTCGTCCTTGAGCATCTGGTTCACAGCCTTGACGTCGACCTGCTTGGCGAGGTCCTTCCACAGTTGGGCTTCCAACTTGGCCAGTTTCTCATCAATGTGAGCTTGGATGGTCTTCATCATAGCGTGATCTTGATTAGTGCCTACATTAGGGGCACACTCTTCGATCATGTCAAAGGTCTCTTGGAAGTTCAGAGCCTTCTCACCAGAGTTCTTGTTATAGGCTTTGCGGCTGGCACCTAGGAAGTTGATAGCGTGTTGCAGTTCCATAGGGCGGATAAGATCGTGCCAATTATACATGTGAGCTCCTTTTGTGTTAGTGTGTATGTATTATAACTTCAATCGATCTGGACGTCAACCACTTTTCCGTCACGGAATACGAAGTAGAGGTTCATGTTGCTGTAATAGACCCAGACGCATTCGTTGCCCGGAGTCATTGTATAGTGTGTGACCCGGGGCCAGTGCTTGGTCATGTACTCCTCAACTAGAATCACTTCTAGTGGGTTCAGCTTAGGGTGAATCGAGATGTCAGCCATTCTTGAAATGCTCCATAAATTGATTGTTGATGATGTCCATCTCTTCTTTGAACACATAGAAGTCTGTAGTAGGATCGTAGTACAGACCTTCCTTGACATCGTAGTACAGAACACGACCGGAGAAGTTGAACGGACCCTCTAGTCCCTTGCGGGCACTGTACTTGTCACGCATCATGTCTACGGTGTCCATTACGCGATATCCCATGTTCTGCTCCTTGTTGCTGTCTATGTATGTATTATAACGCCTTTTGGATAACCTGTCAACCAGTAGGGTTATAGCCATTCCTTGTAGTCGCCCATCTCTTCGTTGTCGTTGAAGCCTGCGGTGTAGGCCACGATCTCATCGGGTGTCATGTCCTTGAGGATGACACGCCCTGAAGCTTTGGTGTCGCCCAGGTAGTAGTGGGGATTGTAGTCCCTGCGGTAGTAGCTGTCTGCCATACCGCGATCATAAGGACCACCGTGTCGTGTGTCCATCTCAATGTGCTCTCTTACCATACCAACTCCTTAGATGCAAAACGGATCTTACCTTCGTAGTCCAGCTGGCTCTGCTCAAACTCTGTAAGGTAGTCGTCCTTGACAATGCGGAAGTCGATCACAGTCTCACGGAAGTGATCGTTGTCTGACTCGATCTGTGCTCGCAGGCACATGACCGCCATGGTAGCATCAGTAGAGCCACCTTTGAACTTCTTGACCACGTAGTCCGAACCGCCTTTGGCTTTCCAGTACTGTGGGCACTCGTTCTTACCGTCCCAATCATGGGCACCGTAGTTCTCGTAGACCTGGGTTGTGATTAACAGTTTAGCCATGTCCTGCTCCTTAGAGTTTAGTGATGATCCAGCACTTGATAGCGAAGATTGCCGCTACGATCAGTGTGGTTACGATAATTTCAGTTCCTGTCATTGTGTGCTCCTTGCTGTCTATGTATGTATTATAGCAAGGTTTTACCACTCTGTCAACCTCTTTTGGTGTTGTATTTTTACAACAAAGGTGAGCCCCGCGATGCTTCACAGCAGGGCGGGGCTCGGGGGTTTGCCTGGGACACTACCCCCAGGACTTAGGAGCGAGCTCTCTTTAAACTAGGCCGAGAGCCATAGCCTTATAACCTGCGGCAATCAACTTGCGGCTTGGTTGACCCATCACATACTCTGTGACTGCAACACCGTTACCGGCTTTGCGGTTGTTTGCATACACTGCAAAACCGCTTTGACGAATGCGACTGACTTCAGCTGTGACATTCTTAATACCGAAACGCTTTGCAGCCTGAGCAGGAGTTACTGCTTCGCCTGACTTCAATGCTGTGAATAGCTTACCGGTTTTGGTTTCTGGGTTAATTGTTTTCATAATAGTTTCCTTGTTTTAGACTGCTGTGCAGTTAATAACAAGTATACATAACCTAGACTGGTAAATCAACCACGAATTTTGCCAAACTCTCTGCCCACATAGTGTGCAATCAGTTCTCGTTGGATTTGGGTAATGAGATCACCGTGATCATCGTTAACCACAAACCTTACAGGGCAACGGCCCCATTTGGCTGTACGATTAAACTCGGCAAACCATTTGCGATGTTCTTTATCTTTGGCGTCAAACACTACCCAGGGACGCCCGTGCAGTTGTAAGCGGCTCATTTGGTGCTCGAAGTGTTTGTAGACTTGAAGAAACTACCAACGAAGCCCAAGACCGCACCCATATCAAATGCGTCAAGTGCCAGGCCAGTAACCTGATTCAGCGTTACATTGACCACAGGGAACAACAAGTTCACACACCAGCCAACAATGCCGCCGACCAGCGTGGTCAGGATCACTACAAAGAACAGCGTGGCCAGCACGCCAGCAATTGCTAAAAATGCTTTCATTTCAAACTCCTAAGTGTAAAAAGACTGTGGGATCCAGTTTTCTGACCGAGTACTAAGACCCCACAGTAAATCAGAACGGTGCGTCTTCGCTCTCAACAACCTTTGCAGGCACTTTGGCCTTGGCCTTGATAGACTCCAGCGTAGGCTTGACTGCCTTCTTTGCAGTGGCTTTGACTGCCTTGACCTTCTCAACCTTGCCAGTTGACTTAGGTGCCTTGGGCTCACGCTTGCCCTGCTCTGCTTCTAGTGCAGCTCGGACTTCTTTGTTACCGTTGTCGAAGTTGATGCTCAACAGGTAAGTGACCACATCCTCTTTGATCATAGGATGCTTCAACTCCAAGATATCAATATCAGTGTGACCGTTCTTGATCAGCACCTTGGTACGAAGGCTATCATTGCAATAGCGAACTTTGAACTTACCGTCCAGTTTAGAAACACCAGCGTGGGTAAAAGATTTAGACATGTTAACTCCTTTGTGTATGTGTGTATGTCATCTGCGAACCGTTTCGCATTAATTAAATTATAACACTGATTGGACGGCAGTGTCAACCGTTTTTTGGTTTAGGCACCGTAGTAGGGGCTATAGATCTCCTCCTCTTGTGGCTTATCTGCCACACCCATTTCTGCTAGCTCTCCAAGAACCATTTCGACTGGACAGCCTAACTCGGCTGCAATCTGTTTGGCACTCAGGCCGTCAATGTACAACTCTTGAATGTCGTAGCTCAGTTCTGCCATTTTACTCATAGCCATTTCCTTTTTACTTTTAAAGCCTGTCATTAATAGTTTTCGCCTTCTGCTACCAATGCAACAAGGCCCTGGGCCTCATCCATTGTAGCCCAGACGCCGTCTGTAGCATAGCAGCGTACAAACCACGTAGCCACGCCGTCGACGTTGCGGAGGATGTAGTCGTATTCTTCTTGCTGTGAGCAGTCGAAGTATTCGTCTGCGTTCTTGTACTTGTTGACGCTGATCTCTTCGCCACGGTCACGTGCGTAGAATGTAGTGTAACCTGCTTCGTTAGCCAAGTCAATTTCTGTTTGGATCTTGGCCCGCTTCAAAGCGTCAGTCTCATTGTAAGCAGGGCTAAAGGGATGCTTCTTGCCAATGTTCTTGCCTAGCGAACTAATGCCGCCCATGTCAATCAAGTCACGCAGTTTGAACGGGTCGGAGTAGTGCTCCTGCAGGGTCTTGCCGTTGTAGTCCAAGTAGCCGTCCCAGTGGCAGTAGACCTGCTCAACTGTGCCGTCTGCGAATTCCAATGCAATAGTGCTTCGTGTTCCCATTGTCAGCTCCTAGTGTGTTTGTGTAAGTGTTAATTATAGCGTCTTTTGGATTGGCTGTCAATCAATGCCCTTACTTCTTGGCGGGCTTCTGTTTAGCTTCTTGAGCGGCGATCTTACCGCTGTAGGCTTTGCCTGCGGTGTGGATCAGGCCAGTCTTAGTGAAAGTAATAGTGCCGCCGGTGCTTGAAGCGATAGTCTTTTGCATTTGAAGTCCTTGTTGTTTAAGTATGTATTATAACAGGTTTTACCGACTTTGTCAACCGAAATAATTTTCTACGGCATCCTCAATGCCTTCTTCAAAGGTATCGCCGTAAAAGCCCTCGATGTCCTGCTCAAAGAACTTCTCTAGCACTTTTGTAGAAGGAGTCTTGCCATTGAGTTCTTTAACGTAGGCCTTGACTGATTTGACAGCATGTTTTGGAACAGTAATCGTGATCTTCATCATTTTCTCCTTAACCTAGCACAACAACGCGGCGGACGGACTCTTTGTAGTTGCCCGTTTCTTCGTCGTAGCAGTCCTCGTCGTCTACCATCTTGTCCATGCGGTGGTAGTCGCTGAACTCCACTACACCTTCGTCAACACGGCTCACGCTAGGAGCGACCTCAGTACGCCAGTGGTCACCGTAGCAGTAGCTGAAGTGAACTTCTGCTTCGGCATCCATGCATTGCAGTTGCTCGATGAGTTGTGATACTTTCATAGTGTGCTCCTTGTTGCGATATATGTATTATAACATCAGTCTTTGAAAAACACAACCAATACCCGACCATTTTGGTCAAGTACTGCATAGCCTGCATCACTACGATCTGTGTTGCTATTACGCAACACTTTGCCTGCTATGATCTTGACACTACGCTCGTTGACACTGTCGCTTACGTCATAGCCCGGGCTGTCTTCTACTGCCCCTTTAGCCGTGTAACTGTACTTGCCTGCACAACCGCACATACAGGTCCCGGCCTTGCCCGAGTAAACTTTAGTGATGTTGCTGATGTTGACTGCTTGCATAGTGTGCTCCTTGTTGCGATGTATGTATTATAACAAAGATCTGTCCAACTGTCAACCGATGCTGGCAGTAACCCTATCCGCTGTAGGGTCATATCGCAGGAACATTTTGGCACTGTCACTGCCGCCTTTGACCTCGTGGACAATGTGATAGCAGAACTCGCTGCCGTTAGTCATGCCCAGGAACTTGACCCCTGTGATAGCATAGCCGCTGATCTTGTTCTCAACGGCAATGGCTTTCATATGCTCGACAGGGATGTCGATCATGTAGCGAACGTTGGCTGCTGTGATCATGCCTGCTCCTTTGCCGACATGTCGTCAAACTCAATAATGTCTGACACAATGTCGTCAGCAATACTTTGTATTGCAATATGGGTTTCCCAAGTTACATCGCTATCCCCTAGTGCCTGTTGCACTAGTGCGTCTGCTTCGTTAAGCATGTCTACTGCTTTGTTGAGTAAAGCACTCTTTTCTGCGTTTGACAACATGTCTGCTCCTGTTTAGTGTAAGTGTATTATAACGCAAAAAGGCACTGCTGTCAAGCAATGCCCTTCCACTTTACTCGACTACTAGTACTGTCCCAAACTTAGCTTCCCACAGTTGCAGGAACTTGCCCTCTACGTCTAAACTAACATAGTCCTCTCCCTGCATACCCTGCTCGCTATACTCCGCAGTTGCAAGACCCTGTGCTACGAGAAACTCGTTAAGCTCTCGCTTAAACTGTTTGTCTGTATAAATGAGACCCATTGTGTTTACGTCCCATGTGTCTGTGTTAAAGTAAACACACAACTCGCCGAAGCTCTTTTCGTCGTTAATGTAATTAATACGCATGTCAACAATCTCTACTGCCTTAGCAGTGCGGCTCCAATAGCCCAGACCGTTTGTGTTAAATGTAACTGCTTGCATGTCGCTTCCTTTGCTGTTTAGTGTAAGTGTATTATAACAGTAAAACGCACAGTTGTCAACCAAAGCCCCTGGGGGCTGTAGGGTTATTCTTGATCCTCTTCAGCGTTCTCTGCTTCCCATTCTGCCGCACTCTCAGAGATGCCAAACGCTTCGTCTAGTTCTGCAGGCAGTGTGTCAGCAATGCCCTTACTGTCTAAGCCACCATACTCGTAATAGTCATCATTGCCTTCTTCCCAAATGCCGGCAAAGGCCATGCCACCTTCGTAATACATGGCACGGATACGGAAGCCCTGCTCGGTCAACTTCTCATAGGCTGCACAAGGAGGGGCCCATGCTGAGTCAAAGCCCAACATCAATCCACCTGGGATGTCCTGTGCAGGGTTGCCATCAGCACCGATGTCCCACTTAGTTCCCCATTCGTTTACGCAGTAGTCATACCAGTTGCCGTAGCCGTGGACCTCTAGGTTACGATTGGTATCCTCTATCAACTTGGCCTGCTCTACAGGATCGCCTACTGAGCCTGCTACAATCTGCAGACTCTCTGGCACTGGGATGAACTCTTGTAGCAGGGCACCCTTGTTGAATGCTTCACGCACTCGTTCAATCATCGCTGGGTCTTCGTGGTAGATCTCTACCGAGTTGTTGCACCAATTAGGCATCGTAGCTCTCCTCACCAAGTTCAGTAATCTCTTCTTCCACCACACTGATATCAACAATGCGGAACCGTTGTGTCATATCGCTAACACCTAGGAACGCATCAGTGAAACTTTGATTCTCTGCTAGGAACCCTAGCACACTCTCACGATCGGTGCCTTCCGGCACTTCGATAGTCTGTCGTAGGATGGTTGTTACTTCTGCTTTCATTAGATGATCTCCTCTTCCCACTCGTAAAAAGAAACAGCAGGGTCAAGTTGCTTCAACTGCTTGGCCGCTGTGACCAACTCCTTGTAGCGACGATTGACTTCTGCACGGGGCAGTTCGCCATCGCAGGTAAGGTTCTCTGGGCTAAGAGCTGAGTCAATCATGTCTGCGACACGCTGACGACCCTTGGCACTCTGGATCTCGTATTGCTCGCCTTTGAAGAAACTGTTCCAGTGGTTCTTCTGCTCAATGAACTTCTGTAGTGCTTTCATCTTTGCTCCTTAGTGTGTAAGTGTGTATTATAGCAAGAAAACAGGGGATTGTCAACTACCCGCTAGTCCGTCTCTAGCGTTCGGTGTGCCAAACATTACGCCCTAGTTCCCCGTCAGCAACTCGTGTAAACTTTCGTTTACAACTGCCTTCATGCCCCACAGCAACCTGTCCCCGTCGGAACCTTTCGCTTGCTGTGGGCCCTAACGGACTAGGTAACCCTGTTTATTTCTTGCTATGTATCTATTATAATAGGTTTTACCACTCTTGTCAACCAAGTGCTTTGTATAACCCTATAAGCGTTATGGTTACTCCTGTAACGTTAACAATGGTCTGTTGTCGATTTGCCACACGCAACGACCACACTAAGAACAATGCTCCTCCCATGCATCCGGCAATTAATTGCAGGGTATGCAGTTCTTTGAAGAAGCTCATAGTCGTGTACATGACCATGAAGCAGGCAGTCCCTGCCCACTGTAGTACTTCATTAATATTACGCATCAATACCTTCCCGATCAACCATATCACTCAACTCAGCGAACTTCTGCTTGTACTTGTAGACTTCACGTTTGGCTTCTGCCAATGCTTCGCCGATGCAGTCTTCCGCAGTACCGTCTGTCAATACTTCGCGAGCGTCTTTGTACAGGCACCCTCCCAGGTAGTGCGAGCCCATCTCAAGGCTGTCAACCATTACACGTACACGCAGCATGAACCAATCCAAGTTGCCGCTGTCAATGTCCCGGGCCATCTCTTTAAGGTCAAAGAGGGGAACACCGTTCTCGTCCAAGCTGTCATCAAAACATTGGTCCAGGCTCAGGTCTTCGTAGCTCTTGTCCACGATCACAGTAAAGCCATCACGCTCGTAAGTTGCCAGTTCGTCGTAGTATCGCATGTTCAGTCCTTATCGTGTTGCGGGTTTAACAATGATGTCGCAAGGGTAGCCGTCGTGATTGATCAGGCCGTTGCGTACATACCAAAGATCACAATTGCTGTCGTAGAATACAGTGTCAATGACCTTGCCGTTGCGTATAACATCCCATGCTTTCATCTCTGCTCCTTGTTGTGTAAGTGTATTATAACACTGAACAGCCTCAGTGTCAACCCCTGCGAAGTACCCAGGCGTGTTGCAGGGTCTAGTGGCAGGGGCTGGCACTTCAGCAATCTGCGTCGAAGTCTGCCCACTCTTGGGCTTCGTCGGGCTGGCCGTCATCTTCTTCGTCTTCATCGTAGTCTTCGCCGATCAAAAGATCGTTAGCAAGACACATGTCTTTGACGTCATCTTCGCTCATGTAGGCCAAGGCCATCTCTGCCACAGCTTCCGCAGAGATCAAGCCCTCATCCATCATAGCAATCAGCTTCGAAGTGTATTCACGCATATCATCTCCTGTTGAACAAGTATGTATTATAACACGGTTTTACCATTCAGTCAACCAAAGACCCTTTCGGGTCTAGGGTTAAGCCGTTTCTAGCATGTTAGCAGGCACTTTCCACAAGCCCTGCGGAGTACGCACTGTGACGAACTTGATAGCGATCTTGTCCACAGTGCCCTGCAAGGTCATGCCCGACTTAGTGCTGGTAAACTTCACAACACCGCCTAAGCGTAGGCTCCGCTTGTTCTGTTCAGTAAGGCGTGCCCGGGCAAACTTCACAGCATCAATGACGCTGGACAGTTGCTCGTTAGTGAAGTTGCCTGCGAGGATCTCTGCGTTAACTGTTTGAATAGACATTCAATGCTCCTTAGTGTGTAAGTGTATATTATACGGTAAAACCAATAACCTTGTCAACCATCGGGTTATTGCGAGCCACAGCCCGCCATGCCCGATTGGCCTTGGCGTATTGCTTAGGATCTGTAGTAAAGCCCGGGAAGCGATCCCGTGCCCAGATCACGAAGTTCAAGCGTTCAATTTCGTTCTTCATCACATGCTCCAGTAGAGTTCGCTTGAAGGATCGCATGAGCGGGGAGTGTCCGTTGGGATCTGGATCTCTTTGCCCGACATCAAGTTGCGTACAGTCTTCATTGCAGGGAACCATTCAAAGCGGAAGCCGTCTTCAGGCTTGTACAGGTCAAACATGTCCGCCACAGTTCGACGCATGCCGTTGTCGTCAGTGCTGGTCCAAACAGTGGTACTGAACAGACGCTCACCAGTCTTGCGACGACGATCTGCTTTGTAGATATACAGTGTGTAATCTTGTTTCATATCCTGCTCCTTGTTGCGATGTATGTATTATAACACCAAACGAATAACCTGTCAATCACCCCGGATATCGCTGTTCAATGCGGGTTGCAGTTCGCGTCGGATACGAACTTCTTCTTTATGTGCAGGGGCCTTGCCTCGAACCACTGCCAACACTGTCACAACGATCTCGCCCTTGTCGTTGAGTTCACGCAATGCTTCGCACAAGAGCCAGTCCTTATTCTCAGTCTTGGCACGATAGAAGTGCTTGGCCGCTCTGGTACGTGCCGACTTCAATGCAGTGCTCTCTGTCTTTGCAGTGACTCCCACGTATGTGAGTCCCATAACGTTGAGCTCATAGATCACGTGATTGCGATCTACTCTCTTCTTGCGGTGTGTAAGTGTCTGTGTCATGTGTGTATTATAGCATGGTTTTACCACAGTGTCAACCAAAGACCCTAGACCCCGAAGGGTCTTTGCAGTTAAAACACTGCGTCGTCTAGTTCCATTGCAAGTGCATTAAAAGCATTTTGTATGCGTTCGTGTTCGTCGAGACCTACGATCTCTAGCATGTCTTGCAACTGTAGCATGAGACTGTCGATTTGCTTTTTAGCTTGTGTGCTTGTCATATAGCTCCTTTTTAGTGTATGTGTGTATTATAGCAAAACTTTGCAACACTGTCAACCAAAGACCCTACACAGTGCAGGGCCTTTGTGTATTAATATTAAACAAATTCTACATAATCGGTACGCATTGTTTTTTTAGCTTGTGCTATAATGCGTTCTTTATCTGCTTGTAATGTCTCGTAACTAATATCTCCGCTAACATAAGCACATTTACTTTGTACAGGGAACATATATACAATATCTCCATTATCTTTTTCTTTTTTATGCACATTAAATGCAAAGATAATCTTATAAGTTTCTTTATCTTTATAATAGATAATTTTAGCTTTGGCAGTGTTTGCAGTATAAACAGCTTTAGACATTGTGTTTCCTTTTGCGTTTAAAAATGTATTATAGCGTCTTTACTGCCAACCGTCAACCAAAGACCCAGAGTCCCGTAGTGTTATAGGGTCTTTGGTCCAAGAGAAAACCCTAAAGCCACAAGGGTCTTAGGGTTTCTCAGTCGTCAGCTGGGCAGGTCTCCCACTAACGCCCCCTCCAGTTGTCCCTGCAATCTCTCGATCGCGAGCCCTAACACGCTTACTGAAACGGTCCTGGATTCTCAACAGTTACGGCGATCTATGACAACTACCTCACCAGATCTGCACGGTGCTCCCAGCCAGTAAGAGCCTGCACCAGTTGATTCGGATTTACCTGCTGTTCTAGGGTTTATCTCTATGGTGCACCAACTTGGAATTGAACCAAGACTCAATCGATTATGAGTCGAACGCTTTACCATTAAGCTATTGGTGCAGCTCTAACACTAGTATAACATCACTTGCCCATGCTTGCAAGCGGAAAATATTGCCAGTCTGATAACAGCACAGGCGTTAGATCCATCTTTGATCTGCGGATGAACCATTTATTACGATGCATATCCAAGCCGTCTACTAGGTTACTCACACAGCTATCAATTAGATACAGCTCTTCTGCCCCTTCTATTACTGACAGCCAGTTGACCACGTTGTCCGTGACACCTTCCCGTATATACACTACCTGATAACCCGCATCTTCAGCTTCTGAAAAGTCTAGATTCAATCGAGTATCTGATCCTTCTAGATGCACTACTATATAATGATCCTGAGTTACTACCTTACTGTATACAGCACTCTCTGCAACGGGGTCTCTGGTTATACACTCTGGGAGTCGCTGCTTATGCTTGAATGGCACTCCCGCCTTGGCATACTTGGTCTGATCGAACTTGAGTATGGGAAACAGATCCGGATCAGTCAGTTCGGGCATGTTACTCAAGAACTGATACAGGCATATGATGTCCTCGCAGCCTCGGTACTTCAAATTCTTCTCTGCATGATGGTAAAAGAAGCTACCATCACGAGTAGTCTTCAACGGGATCCAAGTAACCCAAGGAGCACACTGAGTCATCGTGCTCATAAACTCTTCACAGATGGGCCACAGTACCTCATCATATCCGGATTCTTTATAGTGCAGTGCAATGGGCAATGCAATAAACAAGTCACCCAATCCACGCGACTGTATAATACCTATAGTTCTTTTCATTATTTTCAATCTATTACAACGGGGTCTTTGTGTATATATTACTTGCGAGTGTTACGTGCGATCTCTTCCATCCAACGATCACGATCACGCTGCTTGTACACATGGCTCTTATAAAAGAACACTGCGAAGAAGCCTATGAAGAAGCTCTTAAGTATCTGTCCCATTGTGTTATCCTTTCGATTCTACTTAGTGTATATAGTATATTATACAACGGGGTCTTGGTTTTGTCAATGGTTACCGTGGCAGAACCGCAACAGATCGGTGGTGATTCGGTGGCAAAATGGTGAAGAAACGGTGGAGTTTTGGTGTGGTTTTGGAGTTTTTCAGGCGGAAAACTATGGTTTTTCCACTGTGATTTAAGCTAGAATTTTTTAGAATGGCGGCGGGGCTGAGAGGTATAGTTAGAATGGTGCCAACTCTAATCTCACAATTCTCACTGTAGACCAAAGGATACCCCACTGTAGATATTGTTTTCTTTGGTTACTCACTGTGCCCAACAATTTCTGGATTGACCCCCACAGTTCTGCCATCGGTCTTTACAACGGGGTCTAGTGTATATATACTATAGCTAAGGTTCTTGTATATAGTATTCAAGTTCAGCACAGTGACTAGATCAGTGTTATACGCACAGTCAGTTATACACAGTGTTTGACTTAAATATCTGTACATATGAATCGAGCGGAATTTCAACAAGAGTTATTAGCATACACATATAGTCTACTAGTACAGACTCAATATGCTGACTCCGAACGATCAGTGCAGTTGTGCTATCAGATGGGAGTTCTTTTGAGATTATTAACTGATCTGGCAGATGCTGACAGTTATAACTACAACAGGATCAAATATACTATACATCCGGAACTCAAGCCTAAGTCTAAGAGTTAATGATAACTATCTGAACTTATTGAGAGAGAACTATATATGAATTTTGTTTTTGATGTTGACGGTACATTAACACCGTCGAGAGGTCAGATGGATCCCGAGTTTAAGCTGTGGTTTAAGACGTGGATTAGGCACAAGCCCGTGTATCTGGTCACTGGATCTGATTACGCCAAGACTTTGGAGCAGGTTGGAAAGGATCTCTGTGAGTCAGTTACGGGTGTGTATAACTGTGCCGCGAATCAACTGCATCGAAGTGGTGTTCAAGAATACTCGCAGGAGTTTACCTTACTGCCCGCTCAGCGGGGGTTCTTAGAAGGACTGTTGGCAGCATCGCAGTGGCCCATACGCACTGGACAGCACATAGAAGATCGTGGTGCATTGACCAACTTTAGCACTGTGGGGCGTGGTGCTGACCCAGCTCAACGTGCTCTATATTCAGCTTGGGATCGATCTGTACAGGAACGCCGCCGACTGGCAGTGCTAATAGAAACTCAGTATCCCGAACTTGCAGCCACAGTAGCAGGTGAAACGGGCATTGACATATACCCACAGGGCCGGGACAAGAGTCAGATCTGTACAGATATTCGGGGCATTGTGTTCTTTGGAGATCAGACACAGCCCGGGGGCAATGACTATACCATCAGTCAACAGGCCCAAACAGTTCACACTGTGTCATCGTGGACAGACACTTGGGAAATATTGCGAACACAATATGCCTAAAACTCAGTGTGTGATCTTATGGTCAGATCACAGTTGGACAGATCGTGACAATGAGATCAGCAGAGCATTAAATGCGGGCTATCAAAAGAGCCTGGGACCCTATCTGATCAGCAGTGCATTGGCCGCACAGGGCTACAGCACTGAAGTGGTCAATATGAGCTACATGACCTGGGATCAGCTGTGGGCACGGGTAGAACCCCTATTGGACCAGGATACACTGTGGGTGGGTGTCAGTACCACATTTGCCGTTAGGGGCCTGTTCGGACTCATGACCCTGAAATCGGATTGGCGGCAGATCATGCAGTTCATGGCTCGTGTACGCACAGTGAGCCCCAAGTGCCAGTTTGCGGCCGGTGGTTACTTCTCGGGAGTATGGACTCGACTGGGCTGGTGGGTGTTTAAAAATCACAGTGACGAAAGCATCGTAGCCTGGACAGATCATCTAGCTGGACGGAATCCCCTTTGGACCCATACTAATCGCATCATAGAGGGCAATCATAACGTGCTGTTCAAAAGTCGTGTACACACATGGCGAGGTGTGACTCAGGGTGAAGCCCTACCTCTAGAGATCAGCAGAGGGTGCCGCTTCAAGTGTGCATTCTGTAGGTTCAGCTTGAATGGCCGTGCCAAGAACGATTATCTACGTGACCCCCAGTGTATTAGGGCAGAGCTAGAAGCCAACTATGCTCAGTGGGGTACTACACGCTATACACTGGCAGATGACACATTTAACGAAAGCACAGAAAAACTAGAAAGCATATGGCTGGCTGTGAAAGACCTCAAGTTCAGAGTCAAGTTCTCTGCATACATACGTGTGGACCTATTGGA